CAGTTACAGTAGGTGGCGGTGGCAATGGTGGGGCTGGTGCTAACAACGGATCAACAGGAAGTAACTCTGTATTTTCATCAATAACGGCTAGTGGTGGTGGGTACGGCGCGTATACGCCATCTGGAGCTGGTGGTTACAACGGAGGTAATGGCGGTTCTGGTGGTGGCGCAGCAGGAACATCTGGAGGCACAGGCTCTACGGGTGGCACAGGCACGTCTGGACAAGGAAACAATGGAGGCAACTCCCTTGCATCAGGAGGTGGAACTGCGTATGGCGGCGGTGGAGGTGGCGGTGCTGGTGCTGCTGGTAGCAATGGAAGTCAAGCCGCCGCAGGGGCTGGCGGTAACGGATCATCGTCATCAATTACTGGATCATCTTTAACATACGCTGGTGGTGGCGGTGGTGCGGTTTTCACAGGAACAGGTGCATCTGGTGGTACTGGTGGCGGTGGTGCTGGCGGCAGTGGTGGAGATGGTACAGCAGGAACGGCGAATACTGGCGGCGGCGGTGGCGGCGCTGAAAGAAGCGGAGGCGCAACGGGCGGTAACGGCGGTTCTGGTGTTGTGATTATTAGAACACTGGTTACAGCTACCGCAACAACAGGATCACCAACGATAACAACCGATGGGTCTTATAACGTCTACAAATTCACTGGTAGTGGATCAATTACATTCTGAGGTAATGCATGGCTCACTTTGCTCAACTGGATGAAAATAATGTAGTGACGCAAGTCATCGTTGTGCATAACAACGAATGTCAGATTGACGGTATTGAATCTGAAGATGCTGGAATTGTTTTCTGCAAACAACTGTACGGTGCAGACACTCGCTGGAAGCAGACCAGCTACAACGGCAGCATCCGCAAGAACTACGCTGGGATCGGCTACACCTACAACGCAGTGCGCGACGCCTTCATCGCGCCGCAACCGTATCAGAGTTGGGTGCTCGATGACGCAACCTGCCAATGGAAAGCGCCGGTGCCTGTGCCGACTGATGGTCAGCGGTATTCATGGGATGAGGCAACGCAAGCCTGGGTGGCCGCCGCCGTGTAAGTACAGACTGCATTAGCCCCGTTGGGGCTCACTAATCTCAAAAAAGAAAGGAGCCCCAGATGGGCAAGTCACAGAAGCTAGGGAACATGCCGAACGCTCCGGTTTTTAGTGCATACAGATCCAGCAGCAACCAGTCTGTAACCACCAGCACCTGGACAAAGGTGCAGTGCCAGACCGAAGAGTTCGACACCGCATCAGCCTACGACAACGCGACCAACTATCGCTTCACCCCGCAGGTTGCCGGCTATTACCAGGTCAACGCGCAGCTCTGCCCTGTAGGCGTGCCGGTAACTCGCGGCATTGCTGCTATCTACAAGAACGGCAGTTCGCACAAGATTGGTTCTGACTATTTGGTTGACTCCACGACAACAGGTCGGTCTGTGGTGTCGACGCTGGTCTACATGAACGGTACGACAGATTATCTTGAGATGTTTGGGTATGTAACATCGGTGTCAGGGCCTGGCTTTGGATACGCAACAGGCGCAGATACATATTTTCAAGCGACGCTTGTGCGACCTGCTTAACGGAGATGGAAATGGAAGGAGGACTTTGGACAGCTATTGGCGCAGGCATTGCAGGCATTGGTGCTGGTGCTTACGGCATGTATCGCAAGGTGGTGGCAGACCTGCGGCACGACAACATTGCGACCCTGCACGATGAGGCTATTGATCACGTCATCAAGACGCTGCGCGATGAGGTCGAGCGCCTGTCGCAGCGGCTGGCTGCGGTCGAAGAGCAGAACCGCAAGTGCGAGGAAGCTAACGATGCTTTGCGCGAAGAGATCATTGCAATGAAGAAGCAGCTGCACCTGTTCTGATGTGCTTGATCCGGTCACCATTGCTGCGGCGTACAAGGCATGTACCACGGCGATCGACCTGGCCAAGAAAGGTGTCGAGCTCTACAAGCAGATCAAGTCGACCAGCGGGGATGTTAGTGACGTACTGAAAGACCTGAAGGAGCAATACCACAAGATCGTCAGCCCGAGCAAAGAGCAGACGAAGCAGTACCAGGAGGAAGTCAAGCGGGTGCAGGAGGTGGCGAAGGCCACGCCGGATGATGTGCTGAATGACATCTGGTCGAACCTTGGCAACTTCATCGACCAGTACGAAGCACTGGCCAAGCTGTATGTGCAGAGCTCGGTCGAGGCAAAGGAAGTGTACCGAGGCGAGCTGTCACTTGGTCGCCGAGCGCTGGAGCGCATCCGGCTTGAGAGCAAGCTGAACGAGATGCTGGCGCAGGTAAGGGAGGCGATGATTTATAACTCGTTCCCAGAGCTGAATGGTGTGTGGTCACGTTTTGAAAAGGCCTGGCATGACATACAGAACGAGCAGGCAGAGGCTTTAGCAGCAGAGACTAGGAAGATACAGGCGGCTCGATGGCAACGAAGGGCAGCAATAAATCAGCTCAAGGCTCGCCTGATTTACGTTGGAGCGATCGTGTTCGTGGTGCTGTGGGCGGTGGGTCTAATGTGGCTGATAACAAGAAGCGCGATTCAGAGGATGTACCTTGGGCTTTGATTGTCACTGTGCTGGCAATCTTGTTGATGTTCTTCATCATCATGCCCGTGCTCGCTGTGATGTACCACGACATGTTCTACGCGACGAGAGCTGCCGTGCATGAAGTAAAGAAGATGAAAGAATTGAGGCGTCAAATCCTACAGGAGCGAGTACAGAACCCATCAGGAGCTATTGATGTTGACAGAGAACCAACTGAAGCAGCTAATCCCAGGCAATAAGTACGTCAGCTATTGGCACAACGCGCTCGAGCAGCTGCTGCCTGACTACGACATCAACACGCCCAAGCGGATTGCATCCTTCATTGCTCAGTGTGCGCATGAGAGCGGCAACTTCACCACGCTCAAAGAAAACCTGAACTACAAGCCAGCAACGCTGCGCAAACTGTTTCCCAAATACTTTCCGACTGATGAGCTCGCAGAAGAATACTGCCGCAAACCCAACAAGCAAGAAGCTATTGCCAATCGGATCTATGCCAACCGCATGGGCAACTCATCAGAGTTTGACACTGCAGACCCACCCAGCAAATATATTGGCAGAGGTCTGATCCAGCTCACTGGCCGCCAGAATTATCAAAATTTTGCCGACAGCATAGAGGTCGATGGCCGACCGCTAGACATCAACGAGGTGCCAGAGTACCTGGCTACCTTCGAGGGTGCAGCACAGTCGGCCTGCTGGTTTTGGGAGACCAACAACCTCAACAAGTTTGCCGACGCCGACGACATCCTTGGCATGACCAAGCGGATCAACGGCGGCACGATCGGATTAAACGATCGGATCAAGCACTACAAGCACGCGCTCGCCGTGATGCAGGGAGGCCACTGATGAAAGCCCTGCTGATCGCTGCTGCCATCGTCCTGGGTATGGCCAGCTGCGAAGACCGCTTCAGGTATCCCTGCCAGGACAACAAGAACTGGAACAAGCCCGAGTGCCAGCGCCCAACCTGCGCATTGACTGGCACTTGCCCAGATCAGCTTGTGCCTGCTTCTGACTTCAAGCCGGAGGAACAGAAACCATGAAATGGACACCAGACCAAATTGATTCAGTCATCAAGCTAATCATCGGCGCGACCTTCTGCCTGGTGCTGCTGATGATGAGCAGCCTTGCCATGTACAGCGTCGTGTTTGTGACGCAACCAATGGTCGGCATCGCGCCAGCTGACAAGCAGTTCTTCATGCTGCTGTCGGACATGTCGAAGTACATCCTCGGTGCGCTGGCCACCCTGCTCGCCATCAAAGGCAAGGATGGTGTCGCCAAGCTGATCGACCCGCCGCCTGGTGTCAGCAAGGCCAGCGATTGGACTGACCCACAACCACCAGCACCGAAAGCTCCGGCACCAGCTCACGCACCAGTGAGGCAGGAGCCGCAGCTCGACCCTATCCCGGCACCTGCTGTCGTCACCGGCTTCAACGGCAAGGCAGCGCCGCTACCAGCTCCACAACCTGAACTGTAAGGAGGCAACGATGCACACACTACTTTTGATTGCGAGCTTGCTGTTAGCTCCCAGCGCTCACGCTGGCGGCGAGGTCAAGAAGGTCTGCCACACCGAGAAGATCAAAGGCAAAGACATGGAGGTCTGCAAAACCATCAAGGTGCATAAGAAATTGGAAGGCACCAAGGTGCCACCAAAATGAATCCTTACCTGGTTGCCGGTGCTGTCATTGCCGTCGCGGTCGCCGGTGCTGCCGGGTACATCCAGGGCGCGGAGCATGGTCGGGCCGAGGTGCAAGCTGCCTGGGATAAGGAGAAGGCCAAGCTCGCTGAGGAGTACGCCAAAGCGCAGCAGGCAGCGCGTGAGAAGGAACAGCAGCTGCAGACCCAGGCTGACCAACTAAGGGAGGAAACTAATGCGAAGACTCAAGAGCTCGCTGTGCGTGCTGCCAGCCTTGCTGACAGCGTGCGCAAGCGCCCCGAGCGCCCCACCGCCCCGGCAAGTACCGTGTCCAGTACCGCCGGCGCTGTCTGCCCCGCCTGCAGCTGCACGGGAGCAGCCCTTTCTCGAGAGGATGCAGAATTTCTTGTCAGGGAAGCTGCCCGAGCCGACGAGCTCCGCATCGCCCTCGACGCCTGCGTCCGACAGTACGAAACCTTGAGGCTTCGCTAACCACCGACGCGACGCCTCTCCTTGCGTCTTCTCCCAAGCGTTGGTGGATTACCCCGGCTCCGCGCCGGGGGTTTTTTCCTTGTCGCTCATGTTGGCACCAAGCAACCGTAGCCTGCGCTGGTAGTTCTCTGTGTGCTTCATCTTTGGCAGCAGATCCAGCTTGTCGATCACAGCCTTGTTAACCTCCTTGAGCTGACGCAGCGCTGTCATCCTGCTGCGCTCGGTTGCCTTGCCTGCGGTCAGTGTCTTCTCTGCCAGCGCCTCATAAGCATCCGACCATTCTTGCCAGGATGAATGCGCCGAGATGATGCGCGGCTCGGTGTTTTCACCCTTGCTTGGCACATACAGCGGCACACCGTCTAGCGCATCAAGTTCTGCAACAGGTTCTGCAGATTCTGCAGAATCGTTCTGCAATTCGACATTGGCTTCTTCCAGGTCTGGCACATACTCCTCTTCGACCGGCGCTGGCGGCGGGATCATGTCGAGTGGGTTGGCCGGCAGCGGCGTGACATCCTTGATTGGGCGTGGCTTTGCCTCATCAGGAAAGTCTGCGGCTTCCTCGGCAGTGATCAAACCCTTCAACACATCAGGGAAAGCATCGCGCAGCGCAAAGCCTCGAGCTCGCATCTGGAGCATTCGCTTCGGGTATGCCTGCCACGGACCCTGCTTGCCCCATAGGCCTGCCCGCTTGGCGTCGTTCACGCTGAAGCGAACGATCACCGGATTGCGACCCTTGCGCCTGGCAACGCAGACAGCTGCGTAGTCGCCAGTGCCGTCGGTGCCTTCGAAGGATTCATCGACACCGTCGCAGACCGCGCTGGCCTGCACCAGGGCCATCATTGCGTCACCGTAGACCGAGGGCTTGCCATTGATCACCGCGATGTTCTGCAGCGCCTGCATGGGTGCCAGGCCAAGCTCATAGCCCCATTGCACGCAGACCATGATGTCCTGCGGTTTGCCCTGGTAGGCGCGAGGCACCATGCTGGACTCGGCCAGCATCTTTGAAAACTCCATAGCCTCGCCCATCGTGGCAGGCGCAAAGCCCTGCCGGTTAGTTGTAGTCAACTGCATCTTCTTCTCCTGGCAGGAATGCTTCGATTGTGTAAAGGATCAGCGCGGTGAAGCTCTCGACAATTTCTTCTGCTTCTTCTTCGCTGGCTTTTGGCATCGTGTTCAGCAGCGCAACCACGGCGCGTGCATGGGCTGCTTCTAGTTTGGTGAGCTCGCGGGTAGTCATGCTGTGATCTCCTTGATTGCTAGTGTTGTTTGACGAATGGTGTAGGCCTCTTTGGCCGGTACGATCTTTTCTGGCTGGGCCTTGTACGAACGCATTGGCCAACGGATCTCGAAACGTCCTACGCGGCCTTTGGCGGCTTCGCCGAGCATTGCCTTGAGTTCGGTCTCGGCCTCAGCTCTGCGTGCCTCTGCGGCCTCCATGTCGGTCTTGGCAGCCATGATCTGGTCGGCCAGCTGCTCGGCCCTGGCAGGCAGGTTGACCGTCATGTTTTCGTCAGCAGCCGGGTACATCCGATCGGCATCTTTGGGATTGGTCGGCGGGTAGTAGTCGATCTCGCCGGTTGCTCG